GGTGGCGCCAAGGCCCAGCAGAAATTTTTGATTTCTGTCATGTCAGCCCTCGTATTCTTTGTGATTTCTAACCCAGATACGTATCGTCTCACGCGTTCTATTTTCGGTAAATGGGTCTCCGGACCAACCGGATGCCCGTCTATGTCTGGGCTTGTGCTGCACACAGTTGTGTTCGTTCTCATCACGTATGCCATGATGAACATAAAGAAAGAAGGGTACGCCATAATGGAAAATGATATGGCGGTCACCGGGCCAGCGCCCGGTCCATCCCCAGAAATGGATGTATCAGACGAGATGCGTGAAGCTCCACCCGCGATGGTCGATGTTCCAGAACCACTCCCCGGATTTAGTGAAGCGCAGTACGATATGTTTGATAGTGGTAGTCATCTCGCACCCCTCGATGTCATGGGTGGAGAAGTGGATAAACCAGTCACTCTCAAAGTTAAGGTAAAGGAGCAAGTGTCTTGCCAGTGCGACGATGGCAAACGTATCACTATTTCGGAGTAAATTTAAATGTAATTAAAATAAAAAAATCAACATAATAAACGAAGCCCGTTTACTATGTGGCTAAATAATTAAAAGTCTTCATCGAATTCGATCTCGCACGAATCTTCGTCCATTTTACCATAATCACCGACGCGTTTTTCGAAAAAATTAGTTTTTCCATCGAGGCTTATATTTTCCATAAATTCAAATGGGTTCGCGGAGTTCCACAATTTCTCTTGTCCAACCTGTTTGAGAAGTCTATCGGATACGTATTCGATATATTGGGTCATTTTTTCCGAATTCATTCCAATCAGACTACATGGAAGTGCGTCCAAAATGAATTCCTTCTCAATCGCGACCGCCTCTTGTACGATTTGTTGAATCGTATCCTTGTTGGGTTTGAATTTCAACATGTTAAATAACTCAACCGCGAATTGTTGGTGAAGACCTTCGTCTCTGCTTATGAGTTCATTGCTAAAACATAACCCCGGGAGAAGTCCGCGTTTTTTCAACCAGAATATAGCGCAAAAGCTTCCCGAAAAGAATATACCCTCTACACACGCGAAAGCGAGGAGTCGTTCACTAAATGGCCTCGAATTATCAAACCATTTCATCGCCCATCTCGCCTTCTTTTCTATACACGGCACCCGTTGGATAGCCTCAAACAGTTCCTTCTTTTCAGAAGGAGAACGGATGTATTTGTCGATGAGTTTACTGTACGTTTCCCCGTGAACCATTTCATTATGAGCTTGATATGCGTAGAAGCTTCTGGCTTCGGGATATTGCACTTCATCCGCGAAGTTGTTATTCAAGTTTTCGAATACAATTCCATCAGACCCCGCAAAAAATGCTAAAATCATTTTTATGAAATGTTTTTCGTTTTCTGTAAGTTTATCCCAATCGTCCATATCCTTTGATAAGTCAACCTCTTCAGCTGTCCAGTTGCTCATCTGTGCCTGTTTGTAAAGTGACCATAAGTTGTCGTGTTGTATGGGAAATACAGTAAACCTATTCAATGTAGGCAGCAACATTGGTTCGGTGTCTTCGATGTAATCTTGGAAATCAAAGAAAGATCCGTGATGTTTGCCATCTATGAAAATTTGTGGATATGCTGGAAATGGTTTTCCAATTAATTTTTTAAGTGCCTCGACTCCCATATCTGTTTTTTCATAATCGAGGCACAAGTCCTTGCATATCTGTTCAGCTACGTTACACATACTACATCCAGCCTTCGAATAAATTTGAACCTTCATGTGTGTTATTACCTGAAAATATTTTTGTCTCAAACCTTTAAGGATGATAAATTTTTCCGAGATACAGCCTGGTGATTTATTGAAAGTTTTAGTGAATATAGATGATGTTGATGATGAGATATACGCTGTAACAAAAGACAATAGAGAAGACTATCTCATCGTCAGTTATTACCTCGATACATCACTCGTGTATAAGGGTGCGCGCGTATACGAGATAGATGAAAACGAAGAACTTGTACAACACGAAAACTTATGTGAACACTACCCAGACGGTTGTTCTATATTTTCTAAAATAAATGATGGCATGTATTGCCTTAAAGAAGAGATCGAAGATGACATGGATAGCGAGATCATAGACGAATCCGATGAAGATAGTGATTTAGAAGGATTCATCGTACCAGACGACGAGATCGATGGACAGGTGATTCCACCCTCATCGCAAGTTCAGATAGATAAGGCGTGGAATGAATGGCAGCCTACGAGCCCTGGCTCCAGGAAATTCAAAGAAGTCGTCGATTCCATAGAAGAGTTTGCTAAAATGCACGCTGATAATCTCAATTTTTAAGAACCTAAGTGCGCATTTTCAAAAATGAAAAAAACAAATATTCTGGTATGGAAGGATTGACTGCCATCTGGTCGGATGTCGACCGTTTATTAAATAAACCCACTATAAGAAAGTCGATCAATACACATTTATGCAATAATTGCAATGGAATAAAAGTATTCACAAAAGAGGGTATGCCCGTGTGTTCACAATGTGGATTCACACAAGAGCATTACGTAGACGACAGTCCTGAATGGACGAGTGGTCTCACCGAAGACGGCCGTGTAAACGACCCCTCGAGATGTGGTAACCCAAATCCAAACCCCGAGTTATTTTCGGATGCGTGGGGTAAGGGTACGGTCATTTCTACAAAGAATACATCGAATTATGAAAACAAGCGAATGGCGAAAATTAATTTCCATCAATCTATGAACCACACAGATAGATCGCTATTCCACGCGTATAAAGATATAGATGAAGCCTGTCACACACTCCCGGAAAGTGTCTTGAAAGATGCCAAGATGATGTATAGAAAATTCAATGTAGAGAAACTAACACGCGGCGCAGTTAGATTGGGTATAAAAGCGAACTGCGTATTATATGCGTGTCGCTTATCTAATATACCCCGGACTACAAAAGAAATTTCAGATATGTTTGGTATTCAGAGCAAAGATATAAGTAGGACTACCCAGATATTCAAAGACACGCTACTCGGAAAGACTGAGAAAAACTACGTGACTAAGCCATTTAACGTGATGCAACGTCTATTGAATTCATTTGAAGTTACCCGAGCTGAACGGTTAGAATGCAATAAGATGTGCTCTAAATTAGAGGATTGCACAGATCTTATGAGTAAAACTCCAAATAGTGTTGCGTCTGTGATCATTTACATCGTGATGCGCGGCAAATTGTCTAAAAATAGAATAAGTAATGATTGTTCGGTGTCTATACCGACCATAAACAAAATAGAAAACATAATTAAACGATACTTAGAGGAATAGATGTAATAACATGTATAATGGTGAAATTGTTCTTATCGACGCCATGCTATGGTGGTCTGTGCCTTGAAAAATACATGACGAGTATAATTAAGCTTCAAATCGCACTCATAAAAGAAGGTATTATGCTCATGCTCGACACCACTGAAAATGAATCGCTCGTACATCGCGCGAGAAATGTCGCGGTTGGTCGGTTTATGCAAAAAACGGACGCCGATATTTTCATGTTCATTGATGCTGATATAGACTTTAACGCAGATTCTGTCGTTCGTCTCGTTAAATCCACGCACGACGTATCGGTTGCGGTGTACCCCAAGAAGGTTGTGATGTGGGATCAAGCCAAGACTGCGATCGAAGCCGGTGACGATAGAAATATGGCGATGTTGTCTTCGAGTCTTGTCGCGAATATCGGAGCACATCGACGTTCGGTTGAGAACGGGTTCGTTGAAATTCTGGATGGACCGACTGGATTTATGGCCATCAAACGAGCGGCATTTGATAAAATGCATGAAAAGTTCACGGAATTGAACTGTGTGAATGATCACGCGAATAGAGATTTTAATGAATATTGTGCGGTATTCGACTGTATGATCGACCCAGAGTCGAGGCGTTATTTATCCGAGGATTATGCATTCTGTAGAAGGTGGCAACAGGTCGGAGGTAAAATTTATGCGGATATAAATACCACACTCGGACACGTTGGAAACTTACCATTCTCTGGGTGTATGAATGAGAGGCTTAAGGCTTAGATGCATGTAACATATAAAATGAGGTTAGCCACCATCGTTGTGACTCGGAGTAAGTCATGTCATGTAAAGACACTTCACACTGTGCTTCGTTTGAATTTAATGTGTATTCAGTCAAAAGGAATTCAAAATGAAGTCGTGTACGTAAATGACGACCCATACGAGAAGTCAAATGTCATACAAAAATACATGAAAATTACCGATAGAATTCTATACATAGATTTTGGGGTTTCTATGGACGAAGGTTCAATTGCACAAGTTTTTAAACCACACGAAGGTGTTGGGTGCGTGGTTTTCCCAGGTGTGATTGAAGGTATCGATTGGGAAATGTTTAAAACTAAAGTTAAGGATAATTCCACCGAACCCGTTGAACAGATTGGCCTTCATTTTGATACGGAGATTGGTAATAAGATTAGCGAGGATATCTATCAAGTAAAAAGTAGTAGCGCCAGATGTTGGGTCATGATGTGCAAGAATACGAGCAAATTCGTTAGAGATAAGCGAACATACGATTATAGGGTGCCCCCACGGATGGAACAAATGTTTTCAAAATTCAAAGAATTGGGGGTCAAAATTCATGCATATACGGCATCTAAGTTGACGATGACGTATACACACGAGTGTATAAGTAACTTACTGAACGCTGCCGGAGTTAAAGCTAATTAAAGATTTAAATTGAAACATTAAACAGATGTCACGGGTATCTGTAAAGAGGGATGACCCACTTTACACATACGCGATAAAGTATATGGAAACGCAATGGGGTGTCAATAGGAGATTCCCCGGTTGCCAACCCATATCGATTGAATACAAACACTTCGATACGCTCCGTAAGAATGATTATGTGGTGTGTGAAAAGACTGATGGTGTCCGTTTCATGTTAATGGCATTCACGTATGATAAGCATAGGGTGTGTGTATTGGTGAACCGAGCGCTCGATATGTATTTGTGTAAACTTAATTTTAGACGACCCGTATACGAAGGTACTATACTTGAAGGTGAATTATACGAAGATATGTTCATGGTGTACGACTGTCTCATCGACTCCGGTGTAATCGTGGGACATAAACATTTTATCGATCGACTCGAGCATTGTGAAAATGTTTGCAAAAAATTGATGTCTCTCAAGAATGATGCGACAAAATTAAAAGTGAAGACGTTTCATCTCATGTGTGATTTTAAAAGCTTCTTGGATGATTACTTACCCACGGTCACCCAAGACATAGACGGTCTCATATTCACACCCATAAACTGTCCTATTAAAATTGGTACGCACGAAACTATGTTTAAATGGAAACCAAAAGAAAAGAACACGATAGACTTTCAAACTCATTTAGTGAACGGTGAGTGGCGACTATACGTTCAAGAAAAGGGGGAACTCGTGTTTGAATCAATCATACCGAGGGATAAAATGGATACATCTTGGTTGAGAGATAAGATGATCATTGAATGTCGCTACATGATCGACGACATTCCAATGTGGTGGATGCCCATCATGGAGCGCACCGATAAAACACACCCAAATAATAGACGCACGTTCTATAGAACGCTCGTAAACATAAAGGAGGACATTAAAATGACCGACTTTTTAAAATGTATGTAATTGAATCTAAGCACCTCCGTGAAACTTTTGATGTTTTTATTTATTGAGCACGTATATTAACACGTAATACCCAGCTACTTCCTTCATGGTAGTTTCAAATATATTTTCATCGTCTTGTACGTACCATTTATCATTAAACTTCGTTACGGAATAATAGTGACCACCCCATTGTACACCTTCATGTATTATGCATGATTGTAATGAATATTTAATGTCGTCACCAAACGTAATGTCATCTTCTAAATGTATACGACTCTTCTTATCGAATGAAATGATCATTACCGGCTGTAGTTTCTTGAAAATAACCCGCGTCGTCGCGACGTGATGAACATTCCCATCGTCATCGGTGTATCCCTCGAGTGTGTTCCAATTCATACTTTTATTTATCAAATCACTGACTTTGCACACATGATCGTCTACGGTGAGTGTTTGTATGCTATAGTCGACGTCATTCGTATTTTTACCTTTCGGTGATATGGTTATCTGGGTCTTTTTTCCGTAGATTATGTCTTTTATGATTGAATACTCCTTTTCCAATATATCTATTATACAAAACAGCGCATCTTGGCTATCGTGTGGTTCATTCATTTTAAATCTAGGGAATGTACGTTGAAACTCTGCGAGTAATGCAGTTGTATCGATGCACCCAGAGTTCTGTTCACTAAAATACATTTTTACCAAATCATAGTAAAGTTTGGTAAATTTGCAATCGCCGACATATTGACTCTTGTATATGTATTCAGATATAGGTGTGGTATGAAGAAGACACTGAATGGCGGAATTAAAGTAACACGTGTTTCCTAAGTTGTAAAACCCATGCATATATTTTTAGGATATAAAAAATACTTAAGGAGAAGACGCGTGGGTATCTTGAATAACCATGGACGTCAGACGCGTGTTTGATAACGTGAAACCGATTTTTGACAAATACAGAAATGAAGAACACGTTGAATTCGAAATTAGAGTTGGTAAATTTAACTGTGGTACATTTGATACCGATGTCGGAAAAGTTGGATTTGAAAACATCCTCGAAGGTCTTAAGAAATACGACGGCTGGGAACGGGTCGTGAATAGGTCGGAAGAAGTTTTTTATCGTAAAACTGATAATCTTCGAATTTCAATTGATGAGGATACATCCGAAGAAAAGATTGTCAAAAAAGACAAAGTCCACAACGAGGACTTTGGTAAACTCATAAATGCACCGTATGATATTAGGTTCGGTGTTTCGATTGAACACCCAATCGAAGATTATGAAGGTGAAATGGACATGAAGAAGACAAAGAGACGCATGTCTTTTATTCGCAAGAATTTATCTATAGACATGACGATCGTTCAAGGGGATGTCGAAGACTTGGATACAGAAGATCCCAACACGTATCAAATTGAATTGGAAATTATTGACCCGAAACTCGTGAAGGATGATAATGAATTGTTTAACATTCTTCATAAGGTGAAGGATTTATTTAATATATTGAATACTAGTAAATGATTATCAACATATTTGTAATACTAATCGTTTTGTATTTGATGCTTGGTGTCGAATATAGCAAAGAAAACGTGGGTTCTATGGGGTACAAATCTAAAAACTTCCACATGTCACATGGAATGTCGACCGATATGGTTGAAGCCATGAAACGTGATGGATTGAGTGAAGAATCGATAAAAGAATTCATCATGATGGAAGATCGATTACTTGAGGTTGAACGTAAGTCTGTGTGTTCCCAGACGGCACGGCAATTTGAATCGGTCGGTATATCAGATCAAATAAAAAAGAGATTCGCTGGATATGATTTTTCATATCACACAAAGCACATTAAACAGGCTTCCGAACCATCAAAACTCATAAATAGAAGTATCACTTGCTCTTAGTTAAATTAGAACGTGTTTTCTTATAGTTTTCTATGAACTTTTTAATTTCAGTTTTGCTTGGATTGTATGTAACTATATAATTCACAACCACGTTCCCGTGTTTACCGTATTCCTTTTGAATCAACTTTTTCTTGTATTCTTGCAGTCGCGCAGTCTTCCACTCCGACACCATGTTCCTTTTGATGTCATTTGCAGGCATTTTCTTCAACACACCCTTCTTGTTAACGAGGTTTTTATACTTTACAGCGTTATCTAGAACATTTGATAGTTCTTTTACGTCTTTATTTATGTTCATAACATTTTTGAACTTTTTAATCCATCTCGGTCCATATAATTTTTCTATGTCATTTCTTATGCTATTTTTATTGAGGCGTCTCTTTTTTTCTATTTTTTCTACTTCAGCATTTCGTTTGATTTCCATATTAATCATCTTGTTCATGCGAGTCCTATTGGCTTGTTCCTTTCGATTTTTAGTTTGTTTGATCTTAAGTTTTTCACATAAGGTTTTTATGGTATCAGAATTATCGACTTCTATACCTTTTTCTAATGCCATCGCCACTAAGTCACTCTTTTTGTAGTCGACGCACGCTTTATCTCCGACTTTAAAGTTTGAATTTCCTAGATCGAACTGTTTAATCATAGTACAAAGTTTTTCCTTTTTATTCTTATCTTTTATTCCAACGACACCCAGTTTTTTAGCCATTTGTATGAGAGTCGTTTTAGTCAACGCTTCACATTTCTTCTTACCTATCATCACTTTACCGTTCTTATCGTACGTGATCTTCGGTGCATTCACCGGAGACTTTCGAGCCGTCTGCTTTTTTGGTATTTTGTAACAACACTCGTCACCTTGTGGATTCTTCTTGGCTCGATACCCCTGACTACACGGTGGTCGTCTCGATTTAGGACACGTGGTGGCTTTTTTAGAAACCACTTTGCGTGTTTTATTGGGTATAGCAGCTGTAATTTTTATTTCACCTTTGGATTTCAACATCGAGAAAAATCGAGTCGCCTTTGTGTACGCCGCATTCAAATCTTTTGGATTTTTAGCACCCGATATTTGTATGGCACCACTTTTCGCTATTATGTATTTGTGACCTTCATAAACCGCGTACATCATCGGAGAAAGCTCGGGTTCATAATTTGATTTAAACCCGTACGCTTGACTCTTAGAATTCAGACGCATCATATCCAAAATAATACCATTTATTCTGAATTGACCACTTAAATTATTGTATTCAAATGGGTTGTATAAAAATGCCTGTCCGCGCGTGTATTTTTTTACGATAAATCGGCGAATGAGTTCGGGTTGATTTTCAATTTGCGAATCTTTACCCACGAAACCACCCGAAAATCGTATCTTGCCATTTTTGTAAAAATTGGCCGTTCCGCCGTTCGTCTCAACTCCATTCGTGAGCGTAAATTTTACTTGAACAGTAAAAAAATTTGCGTTTATGTCACCCTTTTTTCCATATTCTTTGGTGTGAGTAAATCCAGTTTTGAATCTTCCATAAAGACCAACGATTTCTTTGGTGTCTATGGATAAACCCTCTCCGATGGGTATTTTCCCGAGTGGTGTTTTTTGCAGTATATACTTTAAATCTAAACGCGATTCGGCATCGAAGTTTTTGTTAACCGTCGCGTTAAACATACCCAAATTGAGCCCACTCAAAGTTAAATTTGTATTATATGCGTTATCGTTATTGCTATTGCTATTTGTCACGTATTGCGCAAATTCACCCATGTTCTGATTGTTTATCACCGTGTTTTTAAGACGCATGGGAAACGCGGGTGCTGGCTGTGCGCGTTTCACGTCAACTCCTGAGTTTTTTATAAAACTCTGAAGGGATTGCGGACGCTCCATATCTAATGTAATTGTATATTTTTATTACACATCATCCTCGTTTGATACGAGGGTATCATTAACTATATCTAAACCAAATATGAACGGTTGCATACTGAATGGTGTACCTCGGTATAATGCGGTGTGCTGACGCACTTCCACGTCTCTCTGACTGAAAGGCCCCGCATAGAAGTCCTGATTGAATCTTGGTTTTCCGAGGTTATTCGCGGTACAATGTTCGTTGAACTTTTCAACGAATAACTTTTGAGGACAGCAGAGATCTTGACTGTACTTGATGTAAGGCGATTGTAAAAAGTTCTCGAGCGTACTCGAAACGGTCGCGACTTGTCTTTGTACATCTTTGAAATATTGTGGGACTATGTTCCATATGTCCTTGTTTGCGTACTTTTGTGCGTATTCTAGATATGCGCGAATGCATTTTTGAAGAATTATAGGAATCTCAGCTTCGAGCTTTTTATCGAGTGTGGGATCGGCATCTTTCACTTGTTTACCAAAATTCCACGTGAGCATACGTCTCAGAACACTCCCTGAATTATCTTTGTAACTGGGAACTTCATTTCCACCCAATACACCTGGGACTTTCCACGTCATCGTCTTCGCTTTTTCATGTTTAATCGCACAAGATACCTGTTCCCCGGATACAATGGATTGAAATTCCGCCTGTTCCAAAGAGATATCCCCCTTGATTTCGGGTGAAATGAAAACAAACGCATCATAAATCGAAGAAAGACCGAACTTCTTCTCCACGTTGTTAGATAATGTCCGGACATCATCCACGTCATAGAAAAGGGCGAACACTTTTGTGATGAGTGTCGATTTCCCGGATCGCGCGATCCCCTTCAAGAATGGAATGATCTGCCACCCGTCCAATTCCCCTACGTCAAAACATAAACGCCCACCCATGATATACATCCATTTACACACTTCGGAATCAAATTTCTGATAATCTAAGACTGACTGAAAATATGGAGTCGGTATATCTTCCCACTTTTCTGTATACGAGTAATCTTCGAAATCAGTATCGAAATATTTACAACTCACGATAGCTTGATCTAAGTTTGCAAACTCTTTTGAGTCGTATGTATAAAATGCCGTTTCATAGAGCGCAGTCTTATCCGACCAACTTTTACCCACGAAAACCCCATTTTTAAAAGACCACACGTGTCTGTTACGTTTAATCTCTGGAAATTGCATGTCGTTGCAGTTCGTTAAATGACGGATCACATCGGAATATGCAGAACCCCTACACGAAAGATTTTTCCATAACTCAAATTCAGTTTCTTTCTGCGCTACACCGTATACGTAGTCCTGTATTCTGTGTTCCTGTTTCCAAGCTCGAGTATCGTGGCCTTCTTCCGTGCGAATTTGTTTGCAACAGTGCCCCTTGTATCTTTTTATGTTGTTTTCATACAGTTTTTTCAAGATGGTCAATATGGCCTGTTGATAAGGGCTCAAATCATCCAGAGAAGACGGTAATGTAGAACACCTAAATATAGATGGGTCTGTTTCGGGGTTTATGGGGATATAAGTTGGGTTGTTGATTCTCTCGTAGATTCGTGTATGTCTGAATACAATCTGCCACGCGTCGTCAACTTGGTCTATCAAACGATTAATTCGAGTTGATATTTTCATATCATCACCGTCATCGAGATCAAGAATCTTCAGAGCATTTGCTCTGTGATATAATTGTCCTAATTGTAAATTCATGCGTTGGTGTTTTGCAGAAATACTTTCGATATCTATGCTAGTCATCGGTAAACCGGAATCATGGTTAAGTTCGTTAGGTGTAAAGAAATTTTTAAAACCCAGTTGGAAGGATACCGCTTCATCATCACGTCTCATTATGTCCCACATGTCTTCCAATTGGGTCAAAAGGTTAATGAGCTGCTCCGGATTGAGACCCTGGATGTGATTCATCCACATCACCTGATTCGTCTCGGTCGGATTTGCATCGTGATTGATGTAATGTGTTTCTATCATCGACAGCTCCTTGTTCTACCCACGGGTTATTTTTCTAAGTACTTTTTTGGAGGTGAGCCAATATTTTGACCATAATCCTATTTTGGGTTTCAATTTGTTTAGATATAGATACTAATGCGCTACACACTGTATCACCCTCTTCCGTTGAAAAAAGGGACGTCGCGACATCGGTGATGTGACCGATAACATCGTCTTCACCCATGACCGCCCATTCAGGAATTTCTTCTTCGTCGTCGAATTCCTGTGGCTGTGACCCATCTTGATCCTCGTCGATCTGAATTTCAAGTTCACTTTCGGTCTCGTATTCGGATTCGGAATCGGTTTCATATATTTCTTGTGTTGGTTCGACTTGTATTTGATCAGACATTTATACAATACTCCAGGAAAAATCAAACTGAGTTTTTTCGCGAAATTATTTTCTCCGTATATAGTACAAAAACTCTCACAATGGCCGGTGGTCTCATGCAACTCGTGGCATATGGTGCCCAAGACGTCTACTTGACAGGTAACCCAAAGGTTACCTTCTTCCAAGCGGTGTACAAGCGTCACACCAACTTCGCGATGGAAAACATCGAACAAACTGTTAACGGTACCCCAGGTGCCGATGGCCGCGTTTCCGTCACCGTCGCGCGTAACGGGGATTTGGTCGCCGACATGTACGTCGAACTCAAGTCCGGTGCCACCGCCGTGACTGATGATGCCTGGCTCGCGGAGCGTGCGGTCAAGGACGTTGAATTGTCCATTGGCGGTCAGCGCATCGACAAGCACTACCAAAAGTGGTGGCGTTTGTACTCCGAGCTTTACTTGGATGAATCCAAGAAAGCGAACTACGGTAAGATGACGACCGCGACCAAGGCGGGCGACAAGATCTTCTTGCCACTCATCTTTTTCTTCAACCGCAACCCCGGATTGGCGTTGCCTTTGATCGCGCTCCAATACCATGAAGTCCGATTGGATTTCGATTTGTCGAGCGCCTTCGCGACCGTCACCGACGGCTCCACCTTCAAGGTCTGGGCGAACTACATCTACTTGGACACCGAAGAGCGACGCCGTTTCGCCCAAAAGGGTCACGAATACCTCATCGAGCAAGTGCAACACACCGGTACCGATTCCGTCACCGCGGGTACCGAAGTGCAAAAGCGCTTGTCGTACAACCACCCAATCAAGGAACTCGTCTTCTGCCTCGATAACGGTGAGGATTCTTGGCGCACCGCCAACGCCCACGCGACCGTCACTTCCAACGTCGCGCGCGGCACCGTGTCTAACTGTTTCATCTCCGATTCGCTCGTTGGTGCCCCACTCGTGCTCAGCGAAGGCGTCAAGTTCTCCGAAGATGACAACGGTACTTTGGACACCTTCAAATTGGTCCTCAACGGCCAAGACCGATTCAAGGAACAATCCGGTAAGTACTTCAACCAAGTGCAACCATTCGTTCACCACTCCGGCTCCCCAGCGCCCGGTGTGTACGCGTACTCGTTCGCGCTCAAGCCAGAAGAACACCAACCAACTGGGAGCTGTAATTTCAGTCGTATTGACAATGCTCAAGTCGCTATCAAGGCGAAGGCCGGCATCGCGGAAACCACGCTCCGCATGTTCGCGACCAACTACAACGTCCTCCGCATCCAATCCGGTATGGGGGGCCTCGCCTTCTCCAACTAAATTCGTTTTAGTTTAATTAATTATAGACAAAATCAAACCATAAAATTTAAAACGTAAACCGCGTGTTTAAATTTTATTGTGTACATAATATAAACATGTCTGAATCACAACCGGAACAACCAGAACTTCCAGTAGAACCAGTCAGAGTCACCGAAGTCCAAGAGGTAAAAGGTGCACAGCCCGCGAGATCTAATATGGGTGTCATCATAATCGGTGTGGGTGTTGTGGTACTCATCTTGGCAATCGTATATTTCGTGCGTTTCGATAAAACTAAAAACGGTACAGCTAAAATGAATACCTATAAACCGATGCCTCTCTATAATCGCAACATTGGTAACCAATTACCTCTTAATACGCAATCCATATCAAATAATAGTGGATATGGCTACAAAGCGAATGCATATTAAAGTTAAAAACCGATACACGTGTAAGTATGATAGAAATATATACAGACGGCAGTTGTTTACATAATCCGGGTCCGGGTGGATGGGCGGCGAAGTGTTATGACCCCGAGTTCACACTTGAAGGTGGATTTCGTGCGAGTACGAATAATATCATGGAAATGACTGCTGTTATTCGGGCTCTCGAAAAGTGTATTGAATTAAATGAACGTAATGTCATTATCTACACGGATAGTAAGTATGTAAAATTGGGACTCACGGAGTGGTCTAAAAAATGGGTCTCAAATGGATGGAAGACAAGTACTGGTAATGACGTCGCCAATAAAGAATTATGGGTGCGCTTACTAGAGCTCATGAATCAAAACATTTTTGTCACGATCGAGTGGGTCAAGGCACACTCCACGAATGAAAAGAACAACGAAGTCGACCGTCTCGCGAGGCGTCAGGCACTTAATTTCTCTGCGTAAAATAATGGACATCGTCGCCCCGTCTTGTCCCAACGGGTGGTGTGAGCGCGAGGAGCGCCTTCTCCGCAGGTGGGCGGAAAAGGCGGCAGGGTATCGTTGGCTACACAACCACGCGCGTCTTCATTACAAATGGTTAACGGATGCACTCATGTATCCGTGTATCATCATATCATCCATTACAGGTGTGGGTGGTTTTGCCGTACTCAATCCTAGTGATGATAATGTTTCGCCCGAGATGAAGAGGAACATTATCATTTTTCAATACACATTCGCCGTATTAAACGTATTAGCGGGTATACTTTCGTCCGTATCCAAATTTAGTAATAGTTCGACTATGCGGGAATCGCATTCATCCATGTGTGTACAATATTCAAAGTTTTATAGGAACATAGACATGGAACTTTCATTAGACATAGAACATAGATCTAACGCCATGAAATTCGTGACAAAACAACGTCAAGAGTATGATAGATTGTTAGACGAGGCTCCCGATATACCTTATCGCACCATATGCCAATTTAACCGCGAATTCCCAGACAAAGAAAACAAACCAGACGTATGTAACGGTCTAAGTGTTATAGATGAGGACATCTACGTAAAAGATACTAGGGTGAGGGATGCGATGGCTCGTTGGATAACGCGTACGCGATCGAGGTCTCGCAGTAGAAGTTCAAAGGAATTTGATAGAGTATGATTACTAATGCCACTGAAAGTACAATACGAGACCAAAACTCACTATTATGACCACGACGATCATTACGTGCGTGAAATTATTACAAGGAACGTCCTCTTCTGGTATTGGTCTTTGATGTCCCCAGTTTTCCATACTCCTTCTTTATGTTAGACGCGGTTTTTATGATACCCTCCTGTAAAAAACTAAATACTAAATGCATACGAGCCTTATCAAAGAAACACCTCGCTACAAACCACAAGCGCATGTTAGAATAAAACACGAAAATAGTCCTAAGTGATACCCCTTGACCCATTCAGTAATACAAAATGGAACTCCAACGCGCTATCATTCACGGCGATCTCGACAGGCTTCGAAAGCTCGAACACCAAATCCTTGAACACGCAAATCACGTGTACGAAGATGCTGGAAATGGAAACGACAATTATGAAAACTTTAGTATTTATTGGATTGCGATCAAAGAGGACAAGGAGCTCGCACTCGAGATGTTTATGACGTTTATCAATACGTGCCAAACCGCACTCGGTAACTTCTTTCACGCATACATGGAGGTCATGGCGTATCCGGGTCTTGTTGGAGCTGTGTGCAGTGGTAATGAAGCCATCGTGGATATTCTGAAAACGTTCGTTGATGAAGACACATACACCGACATCGTTAGTACGTACAACTAGTTTAAAGATGTAATGCGTGTACTATACATGAAAGACGAGCTCTTATAACTCAGTTGGTCAGAGTGTGGTGCTTATACGATAGTATACTCGCGTGAGTTCATTCTCACAAAGGCACGCCAAAGTCGCGGGTTCGAGCCCCGCTAAGAGCATATTAATTTTTACATACGCACCCCATATGTAAAAATTAATGTTAGTATATATAAATGGCCTTTCTCCAGAATACCGCTATTCTCATACCTGTCATAGCTGCATCCCTTTACGGGGGTGTGAAGATAGCGTCCATGAATTTTTATCCATCTATCGATAGTACACTGAATCATAACACGTTGTATGGGATACTAATTTTGTTGCACACGATGTTTGGTATTAATCCAATCAGTGAAGCACCACAAATATTAAAGAGATTTACATCGAGCACTTGGTTTAAGTTGGTGTCTTTATTCGTGATTTCGTTTTCCGCGACTCGAGATTTCGAAGATGCGATACTCGTACTCATGACATTTCTTGGCTTGGTTCAACTCATGCGCACAAAAGAAGAGCGTAAAAAATACCCATACATAATAGTGTAGATGATACGCGCATCGTACCAACCCCATGATATTTACAAGTACAGGCGTATCAAAATCCGTACCACTATACTTGAAACTATATATAAAAAACCATCGGTGTCTGTAAAATCTGAAATACACGGTAACGATCGTTTACGTTTCAGATTCAGGGAAGCCATACGCGAAGCAGAAAAAATATGCGCAGAGGAAGACTCGTGTCGTGAGTGTTACGACGCGTGGTACGAAGTCGATGAACTCGAAGATTCACTCATGCGTCTCGGTGAAGAAGTTATCCAAGAGAATAGTATGAGATATGGTTCCATTTTACGACGCAATTTTAAAATGCGCATGGGTATAAAAAATATAGAAGATCATCACGTCATACCACGCCAATTTAACAGGCATCCAGTCGTTAAGTTTCTCAGATACGATGTGAATGATGGCAAAAACATAATCATGATGCCCAGATATATAACACCTGGACTCAGGCAAAATAGGTTAACACACCACGGTGGTCATTTAAAATACAATGCATACGTTGGAAAAGTACTCGATTCCATCGACAATCTCGAAGATCCAAAGAAAGATTTTGAATTATTCGTTGAGTTTCTCAAGAGTGCGTGTCGGTTTAGACCACAGGATGTACCTTGGAAGTGAGAGTTCTTGTTTTATGCGAAGTTTCCTCCAACATTTTTTGATATTCTTCTATCACAAAATCTTGTGGCTCCGAATCAGCGTCCATTCGTATGAGCAATATTCTTCCATCAATTTCCATGTTAGAGAATGGTCTAGGTAATACATTTTCGTTTTTATGTAATTTAAATGGTGATTCCTTACATTTTAATATTACTACAAGTTCGTCTTCCCATTGCCCGATAAAAGTTGCATTTCCCCTGAGTATCTTGTATATTTCGTTTTTATCGGGCGATAGGTCTACGTTTATTTCGTGTATGTCGTCAACTTTTTCATTTATAAGTACAGCGATTACCATCTTATGTTCATGGTACAAAAAAATTAATAGCCCTTCTCTAGGAGGTCCACGGTCGCATCCGGATATCTCTTCGAAAAGAATTGCTTGTCGTTCCAATCACTGTGTCCTATTGTACTCGCATGCGATCTGTCTATGAGCATACAGTGTCTTAGATCTTTATAATAAATACGTGCACCTTCAAAAATCAAATCTTCGTGTTTCATGTCGATGTGATTATCCATGATTTCAAAATATTTCGTATATTTTTTCATATTTTCAACGTGAATTAGATAACATTTAGTGCTAGATATCCATTTTACGAGTTCCAATCCACTTCTATTTTTTTCCGATGCGGGGTATCGCGATAGGCAATGAAAAAAGCATAATTCGAAGTTATCACCCAATTCGTTTATCACTTCTTGAACTTCATCAAAAAATTTGTGGTGTGTGATGATGACATTATCTTCAAACACGAGTGCATATTTTTCTTTGGATTTGAAACATCTATCGTATATGTTCATGTGACCTGCATAACAACCTATGGCTCCTAAATTAAAATATGTTATGTTTGGTCTCACCGCGTTTTTATCGTAATATAATTTGAGAGCTTGTCTGTAATATTTAGGTTCTACGAATTTAGAAAACTTTTTTGCGGATTCGGGTGTTCGAGTATCGGGTCCCTGTACTATTTCTAAAGGTACGGTGTGATCGTATGTGTCTATGAAATTACGTGCACGTTTTTCATTGGGGTCAGTTGTCAACATGTATGACTTATATTCTACACGAGGTGCATTTAATATATGTTTTGTGAGTATAAGTATAGCGATTAGAAATATTACAATAAACATGCTTAATTTATATATATAAAATTATATGCGCAGAGATGCGATGAAATTCATAGAAGTTTTCGTTTGAGTCCAAAAATAATATTCGCATAACGCGGCCTGAATAGACGGACACGGTATACCTGCGTGCATACAATGAATAGAAAAGGTCTTCGCATAGAGTGCAGTCTCTTGTAAGACCTCATATGGGTTTGATTCTTTGAACATGTCACACTCGAGCGCACTCGATTCTATGCAACTTTTAAGTTGTGGACACGCTCGCGTGGCTTCGATGTATACCATCGCATACATAAAACGCGTGGTTTGTAACGCGACCAAATTGTCGGTAAATTTGTTGAACACTTGTGACGTTTCAGTCAACTTCAAATCTCGACTCATTGAGCGTGCGTTTGCGTTTGACTGCAGTATGGGCACACACACACCCGTATTTAATGCCTGAATAGAGCACCACGTGGATCTCAAATTTTCGCGTGCGATGTCTTCGTACTGTGGTGCGGTATACATTCGATTTATAGTGTGTTTTAAAATTGGACCATTTACATCAGTTTTTCGTAGTTCATTCAGTATGTTTATGATTGATGCATCTTGATTGAAATATGCATAGATATCTGCGTACACTTGATATAATGTACATTCCATTGCTTCGTGTACGGATTTAATCAAATGACCAGAACCCGGATCCTCGCCAACGTGTGTGAGTTTTTTAGCGAATGTTCGAAAGAAAATTTCTTGTGCGTCGACGATGTCTTTCGGACCATCTATGATCAAAAGTTTATCGGATACACCACCAGCCATGTAGTGTATACCCTTGTCTTTGCATTTTTCCGCGTGTAATTCACTCGTCTTGAAATTTTCCATGTTCATGTTTACGATGGTGTCTTCTTTGTCGCACCATTCAATGAGTTGATCCATGGTTCGTTCGTGTTCGTAGTCATCCGGATTTACAAACGTCGCGATGGTTCGCGGCATATCCATGTTTACAGTCAGATCCGCAACGTTTGGATACATTTTTACATTTTTAAATGGTTTGAGTGAGGTTTTATACTTATCGTGTACGTGTACACTTTTGAATTGTTGCATATCACGTATAACCTTAAGGCTATCCGGATTCACACCGATGATACCATATGAAGCCATATTTGTTCCTGCCTATCATTCGGTTCCATCTTTTATATTACTTCCACCCGTACATCGACATGTCCGATTGTTCACACCATGGATATACTTCTTCGTATCCTATGAAATTGTACGCTTTCATACCATCTTTTTTGCACTCGCGACATATGTGTGTGTTATCATCTATGATCGTCTTTATAGCGAGTGAACGACAAATATCGACTTTGCTTATTTCTAAATCAGTGTAACTGTTCGTCATCACGAGATCATCAAAGATGCCTTCAAAATGGCGATTGAGCCACGCTTCAGTTTTAGTTCGAGCCGCATCTTGTCTTCCAGTTACTGCGTAAATCTTTTTATATTTGGATTTAAGTTTAACCATACCAATTTGAGATCTAACGATGGGTTGAATTTTATAAAAATATTCGGATTGATAGAACTCTTCAACCATTTTAGATGATTCACTTTCAGTGATATTAAACATTGTTTTGTATACGTATTCATACCTTTGGTTAGATGCCGGCATTTTCAAACCATGCCATTTAGCCATTGGCTTTACGAAAGGCATGAGCACTTCATCTATATCTATCGCAATTTTCTGCATATATTATAACATCACTCGTAATCTCTAAATGCGATTCCCACCGGAAATCTAGGTACACCGAGTTCAGTGAGATTCTGGTATTTTACCGTGAGCATCTTGTTCATATACTTCGAACTATTTTTGAACATATCCCGTCGTTTTTCTTGGGTTCCTTCCGGTCTCACGGTAAACCCATGTCCATCTTCAGTGATACACTCCCACACGGGCGTTCCCACATCCTTACCCGTGCACTCTCTTACACCGACGACCATGTATTCGTCCGTCTTAAAATCCTTGTGCTTCAATAGGTAATTACTTCTTTTGCCGATTTCATAGATACTCGACGCTTCTCGTATCATGGTTCCCTCATAACCAGCGTCTACATACGCCTTATGAACTGCATCGAGATCACTTTTTGATTTTACCCATTTTGTTTCCACGGTGACCCTATATATGCGTTCGTCGAATGTGAGATTTGGTCGATTCGTGTCGAAGTAATCAAACACACGAAATTCCAATGATTTTGGGTTTGTCTTGAATAAACTCGTGATTTCCTCGAAACTTTTAGACGGATCGTAACACTCCCCGTCTAAGTATTCTCCATCTTTGAGTCCTATACCTAGGTACTCGGTTCCTGGTACAATCTTACCCGTTCTCGATATACCACCTTTGTTAGACACGAGAAGTCGAACACCGTCTATTTTTGGTTGTACATAAAATGGTTCAGATATGTACTTATGTCTATCTTCCCATTTATTCGCCAACATAGGAAGAATAGGTATCTGCTTTTGATTCTCCCACATCGTCTTTGCACGTTTAAGAGCGCTATCATATCCAAGCTTGACGTCAATTATAGAAATAGATTCTTTCCCACCGACCAGACCAGTCTTTTTTATGATACGGGCCGTTCCATCAGACACACTTTCCACACTTATATCAAAGTACCTCTGTCTGCCGTTTTTATCGGTTTTAAAAATTGTTTCCATTATATTAAGGGTAGATATGATTCCGGTCGTAAATTACGAGCGTTTGGAGCGACTTAAGCCTCCCCCACCTACGAATATTCCATTGAATGCGAATACTGCGTGTATATTTATAATAATATTAGCTGTTATTGGTTTATATAAAAGAAGTGTGGATGTTAGTCAATCGAGGTCACGACGTTATACTTGAGACACTCTTCAACATTTAGATAGATATCCTTTTTCATGAGTTTCTTGAACTCCTTTTCTGGAATTTTAGTCTTCTCGAGGTAGACCTTTGTGATCATGTCCATAAACTTGGAGCACGAGTCCATTTCATTTTTAAGATCTTCAAACTTGCCCCAGAAACCATTCGTAGACAATTGATGAATGAGAACGTGCGCGTTCTTACCCATGCGGCGTTCATGTCCACCAAGCAAAATGAAGGATGCAGCACTACAGCATGCACCTTGTGCGATGGTGATGACCTTCACGCGTGATTTTTCGATCACGTTCATCGCACTGAGACCAGCAAACATTTCACCACCATCACTGCATATGTTAATTCTAATTTCCGGTTTAAATCCCGGGAAGTCGATAGACTGCTTAAGCAACTTATTTTCAAGCTTTTTGAATTCTTCAGTAAATTCCAAAATATCGTCCGTCGTCACGTCACTGTAGAAGAACATTTCATTACCAATGATGCGCGTCGTCTTAAATTCATCATCACCGGTTGCGAGTGGTAAGATAGTCGGAGTTGGCATCTTTTGTTAATCGCGTCGATATGTTTTAAGTCACTTTTTGTACTTTTTAAATGCAGACCCACTCGATGGGATTTTAGGTTTTTTTACGTATTTTTTGAACGCAGATCGTTTGGATGAGATAACCTTCGGTTTTGGGGATACGGCAAATTGTACAACACTCTTCATTATGGTTTTCATTTGATTGTTAAACTCTTGACGTACACTGGTTACCAACCCAGATACGGTACGCTTACTCGTAGCTGTGCTGTTGTTGCTATTGCTATTGCTCATTTGTAT